TAACGGCATTATTCATCATATTCTGTAAATCTTTTTGTATGGTCTCCACCTGCCCGCTCAAAAATTCTATCAACATGAATTGCTCGGAATCCGCTGGAGGAGAACCTAAATCCCCTCTTGGCCACTTGATTCTAAATTCGTTGTTCTTCTCTATATCAGTTACAAGCGCTTCTTCGGCCTGTTCTAAATCTTTTGTTAATAATGTTGTATTCGTTTCCAATTTATTTAACCGCTCAATTACCCCGAAATATGCCCACACTCCCATGGCTACAGCTCCGACTATAGCGATTAGGTTTTTCATTGGCATGCTCACAGCTGATTCGCTTGATATATCTAATCTATTCTTACTCACTAAATCCCTTTTCTTTATGGCATTCTAACATTAAACTAAACTTATCTACAAAATTATCAGTTGTAATCTTAATGTCGCCTGTTCCTTTTATTTTATCTTCACTTGGTTTTAAACCGTAATTATCAATTCCTGTTGCTTCTAAATTTTTCTCATCATCAAATTGCAATGTTACCTTGCCTGTGCCTTCTACTTCATAATATACATTTGCAATAGATATTTCCGATTCGTTAGTTGCACCTTTTAATTTATCTAATTCAATTAGTTTCTCATCTTCTTTTCTTCCACCAGTAACTTTATTTATTACCTTAAAACCATCATCAACTAATTGCTCAGATACTATTGTCATTACTGTCCATCATAATAAGTTTTAGAAAGTTCTCCACGCTCAACTGTAGTACCTTTTTTTCTAGTTCTAGCATAAACTTTTACTGTACCACCACCTGGTTTAGTATAAGTTCTTATACCACCAGAAAATACAGAGTTTGCCCCTGCACCTGAATCTGAATATGTATGAGCTGCCGTAGCAGCATTTTCATATTGCCAAACACTACTTGAACCTGGTACATCTACCCATGCCATCTTATTCTCCTGTTTCCTTTTCTATGTAATTATAAATTACATCTGTATTAACATTATGTTGAGTCGCAACTTTATCAATAGTTGTTTCAACTTCTGCAACAACATCATTATTATCATAATCTACTTGATTAAAAAAATCACTAACCACATCTTTATGTAAAGGTGGTAAGTTATTAAATTCTGTAGTATCAACTACATTTGGTTTAAGTAGTTGGGTTACTTTCATCACTAACAGGTGCCGTTGGAACCTCAGCCGTTGGCGTTGGTTGTTCGTTTTCATTAGGTGTAAACTCTATTGGTTTACCTTCCGTATCCATAATAACATCCGTTCTTTCACCTGGGTCAGTTACAACCGGTTTAGGGTCGCTGAATGATTGAGGTTCTGTATTAAATATTTTACCTGCAATATCAGCTCTTTGGGCATCCAAAGAATCTGCAACCTTAGCTCTTAAAGCGTCTTTAAAAACTTCACCTGCTTCTGCTTGTTTACCTTGATTTAAGTAATCAACAAATTGTCCTATTTTTTCACTCATGTTTTCTCCTTTTATATGGCACCAGTACCACCACCTGGAATATCTTCCTGTGGTGCTGATATAATACCATCATCAATTTCTTTCTTAATTTGTTTGTTAATGTCTTCAATATCTCTATCAGATTGTTTCAATATATGTTTTCTAACATAATTAACTGAATAATATTTACCAACATAATCTCTAACTTCATTAGCCACTCTTAATCTTTCTAAAAGCATTTCACTTTCTTTTAACTCTGCAAAATGTCCATCTTGTAAAAAGTCATATTGTACATAATCTCTTAATATGTACCAGTCTTCATCTGTTATAACTGCTTTTAAAACTAATTGTGTTCTTAATATATCGTTAAATAGTTCTGTAAATTTCTTTCTTAATCTTTGAACAAACTTTGTAAATTTAAGTTCATCTCTAGTAATCTCAGTTGAACGGCCAAGGTTAAACCCTTGACTTGCTTCTAATCTACTAGCAGGAACATTTAAACTTCTATAAAGTTTACTTCTAAAATATTCAATATCGGAAATTTCTCCTAAATTCTGACCACCAGGCAAAGTAGTAATATCAGTACCTCTTCCACCTTCTCTTGACGGTAACCAAAAATCTTCCAACATTGACATATAATTTCTGTCATCTCTGATTTCTCCTGTTGAGGCGTCATAGACAAGTTTGTTTCTGTATCTTGCCATAACATCTCTTAGGTATTGCTCAGCTTTGACTTTAGGTAAATTACCTACATCAATCTTGAATATTCTTCTTTCAGGCGCTCTTGCGATTCTGTAAATAACAGTAGCGTCTTCAATCATTCTTAATTGATTAACAGGTTTAATAGCCTTATGTAAATAAGACAAGACCATATTTTTGTTTTGGTCAATTAAACCAGATGGCACAAATGTTATTGTGTCTGGAGCAATCTTAATACCACCAGAAGTCGTGCCTGCAATTCCTTTTTCATTGAACAAATAGTATTCTTCATATTCGTCAATGATAGCTAGACCATGTGGCATAGGACCATCAGGTCTTCTTTTTCTAACTTCTCTAACTTTTTTGATTTTTCTAGGGTCAATGTATCTCAACTCGGTGATACCTTTCCTAGGTGATTCTCGGTCTATTACTTTATGATAGTATATTCTTCCGTCAACATACCATCTTCTAAATAAATCGTGACCTTTAGTATTAAAGTTCATCAACCTTAATACTTCTGTAAATTCGTCTTCTATCTTCCTTCTAACATCTTTACCAAAAGGGACTTCATCCAGTCTTAAGCGAATAGCATCCTTTAACTCATTAGCCACGATTGCTTCATTGACAATATCCTCTATTGCCATGTCACACTCGGGGTGGAGTGCTATTTCTCTATATCTTCGGATTAAATCCTGCTCTGTTTTAGCAGTACCCTCCATATCAAGGTACTGACCAAAATAGCCTCCAGCGGCGATGGTTGTTGTACCATCATCCGCTTGAGGTTGTGTAAAAGCTTGTTTTGGATCCGTCTGCTTTTTCAGACGAGTGATAGAAAATCCAAATAATTCCGCCATAATATTATCCTTACTTTTTTAATGTACTACTATTTATATACTATGTAGTAGTAGAACTTTCAAAGTATTGATACGCCAAAGTAACTACGGTGTCCGTAATTGCGTCATTTTGGTCGTATGCCAAATCAACTAGTGCTATTTCAGTCGGGAATACACCTCTAAGTGTATATTGTTTTATTGGTGTTCCGTTCCTATCTAACTGGTCTATAAATGCGTCAACTTGATAGTCAGCAGGATTTGTTAATCCTTCACCATCTGTCGCATTGTTTATACCGTTTGACCATCTTTCAAATGCGTTTCTTAATTTGAAATTTGTATCATTTATTACAGTAACCGTCCAATCAGCGTATGTTCTATCGCCAGCAACTTTAATCTGTCTTCCTCTAAAAGGTACCGTAAATGACGGTAAAGTCATTGCCGGTAACTGAGAAGCCTTACATAAAAATGCTAACTCTTCTATTTCTCCACCAACTTGTGCGTAACCAGGAAAAGGCATTGTAACCTTAAATTGATTACCTCTAGCGCCGCCGCCAGCAAGTTTAGCTTTGAAGTCATTAATGTTTGCCATTGTTTTTCTCCTATTCTACCCTTACCCGCCAGCTACTTCATCAAAGCTGACACCTGTTCGTGTAGCAATGAATTGTAAAGTAATGAAGTTAATGCTTCTAGCAGGTTTAACAAAAATTTCTGCTATGAATTCATTTCTATCAATTACTTCGCCGGTGTTATTAGTTTCATCACATACTACTAAAAAGTCTGTGATACCTCTACGACCTTGCACTTCTCTTAGGAAAGGCTCTACTATGTTTCTAAAATTCGCTCTCGTAAATTCATCATTGAATTCAAACAATTGGAATTTAGAAGCAGTTGCTATTGCCTTCTCTAATACGATAAACAGTCTTCGTACATTGATTCTATCAAATGCTGAAGGTGCTGTTAATCCAGTTTTATCACCGAATAATACAGTTCCTTGTCCTGGGAATGTTGCCACAGGATTTACTCTAGCTCTGTATAATTCATCTCTTTGTGTTTTAGTTGGATTGAAAGCAAGTTTTACTGCGCCTCTAACTATACCTCTATTCAGTCCCGCTGGTGACCACCAAGCGTCTGCAATAAGGTCAGTTCTAGCACCTAAACCTGCTATATCGCCGTTTAAAGGCACATGCCTGTAAACATCATTATATCTGTCGTACATATATTTGTAACCACTATCAAATACTACATAAGAAGATGAACGAATTCCATTAAAGAATCCTATAATATTATCTTTTTGTGTATTTGCGTCTGTAATATTAACAACATCACTTCTCTCTGGAGAAGCAAATACAACTGCGTCCATTCTATTTTCTGCAATTGTAATTAAGTTGTCAATGTGTGTAGCGTCACCGTCAGCAGCCATGATTAAACCAACATCAACTGTATCGCCGTCTGCAAATTTATTATAAGCAGCCAGTTTTTGCGCTGTTGTTGCTGAAGTTCCATCAGAACCGTTTGAAAGTGAAACCGAACTCACACTTGTTACAGCAGTAAAAGTTGTTCCTGATACTGCATTACCCCAGTTTGAACCTGAAGCATTGTGGTCCATCCAAAAAATGTAATTTGATTGATTCTTAACTACATCTGGATAATAGTTTGTGCCGCCTTGAGTCGTCTTAGCGTCTGAACCTTTAGATACTGCACCAAATTTCTCTAGTACATCACCTGCCGATTGCGAAAGTCCGCCAACTGCGTCAACTACTACTATATGCATTTCGTCATTAACACCACTTCTTGCTTGTGTATAAGGTGATGTTCCTGGCGCTTTGTCAAATAAATCGTAATATCTCCATCTTCGTCTTACATTAGCACCATTCGTTATAGTTGCATGTAAACCAGAAGAATCGGAAGTTCCGAAATATTGAGGCTCGTCTTTTCTTACTATGTTTAAGTCATTAGTAGATATACTAATAACTCTGTATTCATACTCATCACCAAAATTAACAATATCGCCTGCGCTTATGCCTGTAGCTGAAGTAACTGAAACTACTGTATCGCCGACAGTCGTACTTGCGTCAGCAACAGTTGTTTTAGCAGTTTCTTCATAAGCAGTAGCAGAAGGACACGATTCAATCTTTAGATTGTTACCGTAAGCCCCA